CAAACCCCGGCAACCCCCCAGGCGCCGGGAAGACGCGGCCCCGCGACCCGATCCCCCCTGGCTCGCGGGGCCGCAGCACGTCCAACTACCTGGCCCGGGGGAACACCACGGCCGAAATGCCCGATCATGGCGGTAGGCGCGGGGCCTGACCAACAACACATGCGGGAGCCCCGACCGCCATGCCACTGTCCAAAGCCCAGCAAGCCGAAGTCGCCGAACGCCGCGTCAAACTCATCCGCCTCCGCCGCCAAGGCATCAGCTTCGACGACCCCCGTATCCTCGCCCTCGGCTACTCCTCCCGCGGCGCCGCCTCCAAAGACCTCGTCCGCGCCCTCAAGGAACGCCGCGACGAACAAGCCGCCGAGATCTCCGTCTACCGGCAGGAAGAGAACGAGCGCCTGGACGCCCTTCTCGAGGTCGCATGGCCCCGCGCCACCACCCCCAGCCCGCTGTTCGACAGGGACGGCAACATCGTCGGCGAAGAACTCGACATGCGGGCCGTTGACACCGTGCTGAAGCTCATGGACCGGCGTGCCAAGCTCAACGGCCTCGATGTGCCCGTCCGTACCGAGCTGTCTGGCCCGGGCGGCGGCGCCGTCCCCCTGGCCGCCGGGACGCTCGAGGAGCTGAACAAGCTGATCGACATCGCCGGGCAGACCGGGCAGGAGGCCGAAGCGCCCAGCGACGAGGACTCTGGTGACGACGGCGACTGATCTCGAGGACTACGACGAGGACCTTGACCAGGAACTCCTCCTGGCGAACTACCGCCGCCTGTCCGTCGTCGAACGCCGCCGCGTCGCCCGCCGTGCCTCACCCGAGCTGCGCCTCCGGTTGGCGCACGAAGAGCGGCAGATGGCCATGGACCGCTCGCCCGGCGCCCTCGCAGCGGTCCTCACCGAGGGCCGCGAGATCCAGGCCCCGCACCTCGACCTCATCGACCAGGCGTTCCGCCGCATCGCAGCAGGGGAACGTCTCCAGGTCATGCTCACCATGCCTCCGAGGCACGGGAAATCGCAGCGCGCCTCTCGCTGGGGCCCGCTGTGGTACCTGCGGCGCCACCCCACACGCCGCGTCATGATCGCCTCCTACGGTGCCGACCTCGCCGACGACCACGGCCGCTGGATCCGCGACCAGCTCAAGGAGTACTCCGACACCCTCGGCATCCGCCTGAACCCCGCCTCTCACGCCGCGAACCGCTTCGACCTGGAGCAGCCCCGCGGCTCCTCCGTACGCGGCGGCATGGTCACCGCCGGTGTCGGCGGAGGACTCACCGGCAAAGGATTCGATCTTGGAATCATCGACGACCCCTTCAAAGGCAACGACGACTCCGGCAGCCCCGCCCAACGCGACCGCGTCTACGACTGGTACCGATCCGTCTTCTACACCCGCCGCGCCCCCGGCGCCTCCATCATCCTGATCAACACACGCTGGCACGAAGACGACCTCTCCGGCCGCCTCCTCCAAAGCGAACCCCACCGCTGGATTCAGATCGACCTCCCCGCCATCGCCGACAGCCCCGACGACCCCCTCGGCCGCCACATCGGCCAAGCCCTCTGGCCATCCCAATACGACGAAGCCGACCTCGCCGACACCCGCGAAACCCTCGGCGAACGCATCTGGTACGCCATGTACCAGCAGAAACCCCGCCCCCTCGAAGGCGGCGTATGGCAATGGGCATGGATCAGCGGCAACCGCCTCAAGCCCGAAGCCTGGCCCGGCATCGACCCCACCCGCGTCGTCGTCGCCGTCGACCACGCCGGCGGCGACTCCCTCCGCAACGACGAAGTCGGCCTGTGCTGCGCCGCCCGCGACCGCAACGGAGACCTGTACATCCTCGACGACCGCTCCCGCACCATGGGCGCCGACACCTGGGGCACCGAAGTCTGCAAGCTCGCCATCGACCGCCAGGCCGACGCCATCATCGTGGAGAACAACTTCGGCGGCGACATGGCCAGACAGATCGTCACCCAGGGCTGGAACGAGCTGGCCAGCGACGGCGAGACCAAGGGCATGCTGATGCCGTCGATCATCGAAGTCCACGCCAAGCAGGGCAAGCGCCTGCGCGCCGAGCCCATCGCCCAGCTCTACAAGCAGGCGCGCGTCCACCACGTTGGCGAGTTCGTCGAACTCGAGGGTCAGATGGTCACCTGGATCCCCGGCATGGACTCCCCGGACCGGATGGACGCCGCCGTGCACGCGCTCACCGAGCTGGCCAATCCGGCAGCGGCGGCCACGGGCAGCAAGCCGTACGCCGACAACCGGCTCTCCGGGCGAAGGTGACGTCCTTGCTGGTCGACAAAGGCAAAGCGTGCCCGACCTGGGATAATTGTCCGGCTCTCCGGGCCTATCAGGGAAGGCGAAGGTTGCCACGGCGGGATCCTACGTGGCTACGGCCGCCAATAGTCGCGGTAGCCGGGCCGGTTCGCGTACACGGCAGCGTCGCGGCGGATCACCGCGTGCAGCGCCGTCGCCTCGGCGCGTGCGGCCCGGTAGGCGGCGGTGTCGTTGTCGCGCATCGCCTGGTCCGTCCGCCCCTCCGCTGCCTTGAACTGGGCGAGCGTCTGTCGCTTGGCGTCGATCTCGCGCAGCACCCGATCTGGATCCCACTTGGAGATGTGGAGGGCGAGTTCGTCGCTGAGCTCCGTCGTAACCTTGGACTCGCCGTCTTCTCGCCGGAGGATCAGGTACCGGGATCCCCAGAGGTACTCGCCGGTCTCGATCCGGTCGTACCCAACTGCGCGGGCCGTCCGCTCGTCTTCGTTGAGCTGCTCGCCGAGCCACTGCACAAGCTTGTCGCTCACGTCTGTTCCTCCTGCTGTACTTTGCGCCAGTCGCTCTCATCGGGCCGTTTGGGCAGTTCGGCACCGTCGCGCCTGACGTACCACTCCCAGAGGGCTTTGGTGATGCCACTACGGTCGCTGCTCGCGGTGCGGGCGGCGGCGTCGAAGTCGTTGACCAGTTCGTCGTCGATGCCGCGTAGGGCCCGCTGCTTGTGGCGGTGTCTGTGCTGTCGTCGGCGTTCTTCTCCGTTGGTCATGGCTTGAAGTGTGGCAGGTGGCTTGCCACCGGTCAAAGGGTCCGGAATGATGGTGGCAAGCCACCAGGTGACAAGGAGAAGAAATGACTATCGCCCCGAGTGCCCTCGCAAAGTACGTCGACGACATTGCCTTCGCCGCCGAGGGGACGGCCGCCACCACTCCGCAGGAGTTCGCCGAACAGTTGGAGGTGGCCGCCGAGAACCTTTCCCGGGCCCACATCAACGGCGCCGAAGACCTGGAGACCGCCGCGACCTATCTCGCCGACGCCATGCGCTCCACCGGAGCCGACCGCCGCGTCCTCCTCGACAAGGCCGTCGAGTACCTGTCCAACGCCCGGGACATGGTCGACGAATACCGCCTCATGGCCTGACCTGCCCGGTGGCATACTGGGCTGCAACGTCGTCACCCGTGGGGTGGCGAAAGCCGAGCCAGGTGACCCGGGGCAGACCGGGAGCCTGGCTCGACGCATTCCGGGGCCAGGGCAACCCCGCCCGCCGTCGCCCGTACCCTGTGGTCAGGCGCGGGGCCTGACTCGGAGAGGGATACCGGTGGGTGGTCTGCGCTCGGTCATCATCCATGCCTGGAGCTGGCTGAACTACAAGCCGATCTACAGCAACGACCTCGGCATGCCCAATCGCAAAGCGTTTCCCGAGTCGGTCGCCATGTGGGTGCCTGCCGAGGACGAGAAGCGCCTCGCCGCCTATAAGCTCCTCGCCGCGTACGACCAGAACCAGGCCGCCGAGCTGGCCGAAGTCGGCGGCGACCTGCACGCGCGAGACCGGCGCGAGTTCGGCGATCCCAGCATGTTCGTCGACACGCTCATGTCCCACGTCCTCGGGCGGGAGCAGCACATCACCGTGCCCGGTGCTGAGGACGACACCGAAGGCGAGCCCACCCCGGAGGCGGCGGCCGCAGCGCGCGTGCAGGAACTTCTGGAGGACTGGGCGGAGGCCGAGCAGCTGCCGATGCGCATGCAGCAGGCCGAACGGAAAGCCGTCACGCTGGGGGACGGGGTGTACCGGCTGGCCTGGGACCCCGGGAAGAAGCGGCCCACCTTGCGCGTCTCGGACCCGGGCTTCTATTTTCCGGTCATCGGCGAGGACGACGACGGCGGCGAGTACCCGAGCAGGGTCCACTTCGCGTGGGAACTGCCCGAGGATCCGAAGCGCGGCCTGAAGGCGCGACTGAGGCGCATCACGTACGAGCTGGACTGGATCCGCCCGGCTACCGCGCCCGGCGTCGACCAGTCCGGGCGCGCCGTACGAGCCCCGCTCCCGCCCCCCGAACTCGAGGACGGCGCCGCAGAGGCCGAGCTGCCGTCGCCCCCGCTCACCCCCGGCGACACCCTCAACCCCGACACCGGCGCCATCTCCCGCATGTACGCGTGGAACGACGAGCCGTCGTACCTCACCTGCTACCTCACCGACGCCACCTGGGAACTCGGCGACATCAAGGGCCCGGTCGACGTCGACTCCCTCCCCGAGGCCAAGGCGACGTTCGCGACCCGCTCCGACGGCGAGGTGTTGCAGCGCCTCGACCTGTTGCTCGACTTCATCCCGGTCGTCCACGTCCCCAACACCGTCCCCCCGGCCGAAGAGCACTGGGGGCAGTCGTCCCTGGCCAAGGTCTTGCAGGTGTTCGACGAACTCGCCGGAGCCGATACCGACAGCAGCCGCGCCTCCGCCACCACCGGCTCGCCCATCATCGGCATCTCCGGCGTCCAAGCAGGCGGCCGCGACGGCGCCCAGATGGACGTCGCCCCCGGCACCGCCTGGAACCTGGGCGAGAACGGGCACCTCACCAGCATCGACACCGCGCCCCAACTCGCCGGGCTCCGCGAGCACGTCCACGACCTCAAAGACCGCGCCGCAAACGTGGCCCGCCTGCCCGCCGTCGCCCTCGGCACCCTCGACCCGTCCAAGGTCCCTTCCGGCTACGCGCTCCAGCTCTCCCTCGGCCCGCTCGACTCCCTCATCGGCGGCATGCGACTCGCCCGCGACCACAAGTACGCCCTCCTCCTGCGATTCGTGCAGCGCCTCTACCTCGCCGGGCAACACCCCGACTGGGCCGGGGTCACCGTCCAGCCCGCACGCATCACCTGGGGCCCCTACACCCCCACCGACAAGCAGTCCGTTCTCGAGCAGGTCACCGCCGGGGTAGACAAGGTCTTCAGCCGCGAGACCGCGGTCCGCATGCTCGCCGAAGCCGGGTTCCCCATCGACGACGTCGCCGCAGAGATCGAGCGGATCGAGTCCCGGCAGTTCGAGCAGGCCAAGGCCCTCGCGGACGCCACCGGCGACGTGAAGGCCGTGGGCGACTTCCTGGGTATCGACATCGACGAGCCGGACACCCCGCCCGCCCCGCAACTACCCCCGGCGCCCGGACAGCAGCCCGAGAACGAGGGCGACGACACCGACCCGACCAGCGAAAACACCCCGCCAGGGCAGACCGGGGGCAACACCGAATGACAATCATGCGATCGTTGATCCAGGCGCGGGGCCGACGGACACTCCTATGGGAGGACGAAGCCCTCATGCGCCGCCCCGCGCTGCACCACCCACACACCGGCCCGGCCACGCCCGGCTGGTCGCACCCCTACGCCCCCAGCCCGTTCAGCCCCATCTGCTACGCCGACGGCGGCGACGGCCCGCAGCCCCCTGCGGCCAGTGCGCCCACCCCAGCTGACGTCGCCGCCCGCGCCCAGCAGCAGAACGGCGTCCACGGTGACGGCGACCCCGGCGGCCAGCCGCGCATCAAGCCCGCCGACCAGCGCGCAGACGCTGACGACCGGCCCCTCATCGACTACCAGACCGGGAAGCCGATGACGCAGGGACGCTTCTCCATGGTCATGACCCGCGAGCACGACAAAGGTCACCGCGAAGCCCTCCGCGCCGTCGCCGAAGCCGCCGGGCTCGACCCCGACCAGATCGACCTGTCCAAGGTCGGCAACATGCTCAAGGACGCCCGCGACACCGCCCGGCAGCGCATGACCGACCTCGAGCGCCGCGAAGCCGACATCGCCGAGGCGCAGCAGCGCGCCGAGCAGGCCACCGCCGCCGCCGCGCAGAGGCAGGCCGAGGCCGAAGCCCGGCTGAGGGAAGCCGAGCAGCGCATCCTCCTCACCGACATGGGCGTGCGCTCCAAGGACCTCGGCGACGTCGCCGCGCTGCTTCGCAACGACCTCGCCGGTGTCGACAACCCGACCGCCGAGCAGATCAAGGAAGCGGCCGAAGCGCTCAAGGAACGCCGCCCCAGTGACTTCGGCGGCCCAGCCCCCGACGAGCAGCGGCCCACCACACCTCCCGCGCCCGGCGGGGCCCCCGCCAGTGGGCAGCAGCCCCGCACCCCCGCACCGGCCAAGGACGCCGTCCGGCAGGAAGCCCGCCGACGCGCAGTCGAAATGGGCCTACGCGCCGCAGACGACGCCGCCTAACCAGCGGCCCGGCAGACCAGGGACCACGCCCTCACCCCACGTGGACGGCACCCCCTAGTGGTGCCCTCACCACAACTCGCATCTCGCGAAAGGGGCTACGGCGTGGACATCCAGCCGTACACCACCACGGAAACCCTCGCCGTCGGACGGCCGTGGCTGATGAGCATGCTCGGCATCGAGGCCAACGTCACCGTCACCCTCGACCTGACCGCGTTCGATCAGAACCTGCACTGGACCGAAGCCTCCGCCTACCAGCCCGAGCGGAAGCTGAAGTCCGGCATCCCGCTGGGCAAGAACACCACCAGCGGCCTGTACGAGCCGTACGCCGCGGTCACCAACGAGGTCCAGACCGTCACCATCACCGGCGGCCCGACCGGCGGAACCTTCACCCTCACCTACTCCGGCCAGACCACCGCGGCGATCGCGTACAACGCCACCGCCGCGGCCGTGCAGACCGCCCTCGAGGCGCTGTCGAACGTCAACCCCGGCGACATGACGGTCACCGGTAACGCGGGCGGCCCGTACACGGTCACCTTCGGCGGCCAGTACCTCGGCGACAACGTCGCCCAGATGACCGCCACCGGATCCTTCACCGGCGGCTCCAGCCCGGCGGTCGCCGTGGCCACCACCACCGCAGGCGGCACCGCCACCGCGAGCGACGGCACCCAGACCTTCCGCGGGTTCCTCTTCACCGAGGTGTCCTTCGCGCCCGGCGCCACGAAGGTCGCCGCGCCGCTCATGGTCCACGGCCAGATCGACGTGGCCAAGCTCCCGGTCGCGTTCGACCCGGCCGACGCGCCCGCCGGATCCAACACTCAGTTCGTCTACAAGGTCTGATCAGGAGAACCCGACATGCCGAACGACATGCTGGAGCTCCTGCTCCGCGACCTCAGCCCGACCCAGATCCAGGCGTTCGTCCGGGAAATCCAGACCCCGGCCGACTACGCCCTGACCCTGTCGGTCATGCCCGAACGCACCATCGACTCCGTGAAGTGGGAGACCCGCGGTACCCGCCGACGCGTCGCCGCCGCCTCCTACCGCGCGTGGGACGCCCAGACCAAGGTCGCAACGCGTGAGATCACGCAGTTCGCGACCTCCGGGAAGCTCCTGCCGCTGGGCCAGAAGTACATCGTCGGCGAGTTCGAGACCATCCTCGAAAACCTCGACCGCGGCATGGACAGCCGCGACCTCGTCCGAGCCGTCTACGACGACGTCGGCGCGCACGTCCTGTCCATCAAGAAGCGCCTCGAACTGGCCGTCGGCGACCTTCTGGTCGACGGAAAGTTCTCCCTCGTCGGCGAGAACGGCCTCACCCTCGAGGCCGACTACAAGGTCCCGGCCGCGAACATGCCGACCGCGCCCACACCGTGGACCGACCCCACCGCCGACATGCTCGGCGACGAGATGCGCTGGATCGAGGTCCTGCGCGCCTCCGGGGCACCGGCCCCCGCCCGCGCCTTCACGTCCTACAAGACGATGGCGCTCGCCATGGGCAACGACTCCTACCGGGCCGCCTACTACGGCAGCGTCAACTCGGCGTCGACCATCCCCACCGCGGTCCTCGCACCGAACGAAGTCAACGTGGTCCGCACCCGCTACGGCCTGCCGCCGATCACCCCGTACGACGTGAAGATCGAGCTGGACAACGGCACCGATGTGCGGCCGCTGCCGGAGAACATGTTCTTCCTGCTGCCGCCGAACCCCGCCCAGTGGGCCGAGACCCAGTACGGACTCACGGCAGACGGGCTGATCCTCGCCCGAGGCGGGAACCCGGCCATCGAGCGCGAGGACGCCCCCGGCATCGTCGTCACCCGCGGCTACCAGGACGACCCGCCGCAGGTGTGGACGAAGGGCTCCGCGTCCGCGCTGCCGGTCATGTACACCCCGGACATCCACATCGCCGCGACGGTGTGGTGAGCCATGACCCAGCTCGCGAGCACCGTGTACGTCCAGGACCCGGAGACCCACCAGACCGTCCGCCTGGAGCCGGGAACCAACCCGCCGTCCCGGCTGGCAGCGCTGGTGACGAACCCGGCCGCATGGGTGGACGGCAAGCTGCCGACCGCCGCGAAGAAGGCCCAGGCGGGCGACGGAGACCAGGGAAACGGCCAGGGCGACGGCTCTGGCGGTGCCTCGGATTCCGACGCTGACACCGAGGGCACCAAGCCGGTCGCCGCGAAGAAGGCGGCGGCCACCCGACCGGCCCGGGGCCGGAGGTCAGCTGACGAGGGCGGCAGCTGACGCTGGGGTGCGGGCCCGCGGCTGGGGCGCCACCGGGCCCGCACCCCACACCCCTTCCCTTCCCGCTCGACCTGGAGGTGACAGGTGGACGCCAACGTCCGCGCGTGGCTGACGGCGCAGCTCGGCACAGCCACCAACCTCGCCGACCTAGACCTGCGCTACACCCGCCTCGGCACAGCGCGCTCCGTGGCGATCGAGGTGCTGTACGAGCGCAAGGCCGCCCTCGTCAACGAGCAGCCCGCCTCCGTCAACGTCAGCTCCGTCGTCGGGGTCACTTACACCGAGAACATCTGGCCCTCGAGCGGCAGATCGCCGCCCTCGAGACTGGCCAGCCACCGGCACCCGACGACCCGACACCCCCGGCCGACGACACCAGCAGCACCGGCTTCTCCGCCATCCAGCTCCGCGAACGGCCCCGCCGATGACCACGCCAGTCCGCCGCCGCACCCTCCGGGCCCGCCTCCTGGCCTACATCACGGACGCCACCGCGCGGCTTCAGGCGGCCTGGCGGATCCTCACCACCGCGCAGAACGCACTCCTGACCGCCCTGGCCGCGATCCGGCCCGGCAACGGCCGCGGCATCAGCGCCCGCATCCGCACCGCCACCACCGTCTTCCAGCGCGCCCTCGCCGCATTCGACCGGGCCGCCACAGCCTTCGCCGAACGCTGGGCCGTCAGCGACCTCCCCCTCATCTACCGCGAGGGAGCCTGGACGATGCTCGACAACGCCGACCAGGACCAAGGCCTGTTCGCCTGGACCGACCGGCACCGCGCCGCGGTCACCGCCGCCTCCGCCCAGTACTACGCCGACATCACCAGCCGCATCCAAGAGGCCCTGCGCCGCGCCCGCGCGTTCCTCCGCGCCGCCCTGGCCGCAGCCCGCAACACCGCTACGACTCCCTTCGACGCCGAGGCGCTGCGCCGCGAGCACCCGCTGGACACGGTGATCTACGGCGCCCGCACCCGCTACCCGGCCGACGCATGGGCGCACGCCGCGGTCACCTGGCAGGCCGTCACCACCGCCAACACGGGCGCAGCCCGCGCCGCGCTGGACGAGCTGGGCTGCGAATGGGTCGAGGTTCGTGACGGGCCGGACTGCGGCTGGGAGTCCCACGATGATCCGGACCGCGCGAACCGCACCCTGCGCACCGTCCAGGACGCCCTCGCCCATCCATCCGCGCATCCCCACTGCGCGCGCGAGCTACTTCCCCGCCTCGATCTCATCGGCCGTACCGAGATCCGCTCCGGAGCCCTGCTGTGAAGCCGCAGGACGCTCAGACCGTTCACTCCGGACACGGAGTCCCCTCCGAGACCACCCTCTGGCGCATCAACGCGTGGCTGGAGGCCAACGGCATCGACCCCTGCCTTGTCCTGGCCGAGCGCCCCATCTACGTACTCGCCGTCGCCAACGGCACCATCCAAGGCGGCCTGCCCTGGCTCATCGACGTCATCGTCTTCCACCAGTACTACGAGCACCCGGACGGCACCCGCGAGCTGAACTTCATCACCCACGAGGCCGTGTCCTTCCAGCGCACGGTTCCCCTCCAAGTTCCCTTCCCGGCCGACCCCACGACGGACGACGAAGGAGCAATCGATGGCGAAGCTGACCAGCAAGCAGAGGAAGAAGCTGCCGAAGTCCAAGTTCGCGCTGCCCGGCAAGCGGGCGTACCCCGTGGACACGAAGGCCAGAGCGAGGAACGCGCTGGCCAGGGTGAGCCAACACGGATCGAAGGCGCAGCAGAAGAAGGTACGCGCCGCGGTGACGAAGCGGTACCCGAGCCTGAAGAAGTCCGGCGGAAGCCGGAGGAAGAAGTAGCCCCATGACCAGGTCTAAGGCCGCAATGCCCGATGCGCTGCTCGTCGCAGGGCGCGCACTGCACGAGATCACTCTCGCGCACTACTCCATCACCATGCCTGATTCACCGGCGACGCGGTGGGCGGACCTCTCAGAGCCTTCGCGTCGCTCCTACCGGGTCCTTGCACAAAAGGCAGCAGAGGCGCCGACGTTCGAAGACTTCTACGCTTTCACGACCCTCGCAGAGAGCTTGGCGGGCTTGGAGTGTCCCTCTGCCCACGAGGACACCGAGAGGACCCGAGGAGCACGCGCACAGTACGCCCTGGTCCGGCATCTGACGTCCATCGAACCGGAAACCCCGTGACCGAGCAGCCCACCGAGCCGCAAGCGTACGGCGTCCGCATCGAAGCCCAGCCCGGGCATGCCGAGATCCGTCTCGGTGGGGTGGCGCTGCCCGCAGGTCAGGTCACCGGCTACACGCTCTCCCATTCGGTGGCGGATGCTCTGCCTACGCTGCTGCTGCGCACCCGGCACCCGGACGGCGCGGTGTGGGAGGGGCTGGCCCGGGTCGCGGTCGGGGTGGAGAAGACGCCCGAGGAGCTGGTCGCCGGATGGCTCGCCGAGGTCGATCCCGTGCTGCTGGACCAGGCCGCGCTCAACCGGGCCGACTACGGCGGCGGGCCCGGCGCCACCGCGCGTGCCATGCTCGCCACCCTCATCGACTGGGCGCAGGGGAGGGGGGCCTGATGGCAGGGATCGACCTGTCGGGGATCGCGAAGCTGATCGAGGGCATGGTGCTGCTCGACACCGTCCGCTTCTCCCGGCCCGCCAGCGGCGCACCCGTCTTCGACCAGACCACGGGCGAGTACGTGTACCCGGAGGCTGAGGTCGTGTACGAGGGCCCGGGTGCCGTGCAGCCCGCTGGAACGCCTGCCGAAGTGATCGCTCTTCCCGTGGCGAACCTGCCGTGGGTGGATGAGACCCGGTCGAAGTACCGTGCCCTGACGCCGCTGTCGGCCCCGATCGCTGAGCGGGACATGCTGGTGTCCGTGATCGCCGTGCACCCGGGTGGGGACGTAGCGCTGATCGGCCGCCAGTGGCGGGTGCAGGACCCGGGCGGCGTCGGAACGCTGAACGCGGTCCGGATCACAGCGCTGGACCAGGTGCAGCAGACCCGGGAGACCAGCTGATGGACTTGGACGAGCTGGGCGACCGCCTCGAGGAGGCAGCCGACCGGGTGGGCCCGGAGCTGAACCGCACCGTGCAGCAGCAGGCCCGGCTCGCGCGCGCCTTGATCCGGGAACGGGCATCAGGGCGCCCCGGCCCGAACATCATCACCGGTGCCTACGTCGCCTCCTGGCAGATCGAGCCGTTCGCCGTACCGGATGGGGGTGGGGCAGAGGTCGGCACCCGCAAGCCCCAGGGCAGGCGCCTCGAGTTCGGCTTCTACGACATGACGGACAGCATCGGCCGCCACTTCTTCCAGGTCCCCCGGCCGCACGTCGAGCCCGCAGTGAACGAACTGTCACCCGAGTACGAGGCCGCGTTCGCGGACGCGCTGGACCGCATCTTCGGAGGTGGGGCGTGATTCAGCGCCAGCTGGTCACCAAAGGCGTCGCGCAGCTGCTGGTGACAGTGACAGGGAAGCCGGTCGGGGTTGGGAAGGTTCCGATCAACCCGGCTACGGGGCAGCCGTACCCGCCGCCATACACCCTGCTGTACCCGCTGGACCACAATTCGACGGACGGCACGCTCGCTGACCGTGGCGCCGCAGCCGTCAGCACCTACCAGGCCACGTTCGTGTCCGGCCCGACCCCCGGACAGGCGACCAGCGCTGGCATGGTGGAGCAGGCCGAGTGGCTGGCAGACAAGGGCCGCACCGGCATCATGGCCCGCCCAGCGGACGGCGGCCCCGGATACCTGAACGCGCTCACGATCCCGGGTGTGAACTGCTTCTACCGGGAGGCATTCGATGCCGGGGCAACGTCCGACCAGAACGATGCCATCATGACCACAGTGATCCGTTTCCGGCTCTATCTGGAGACAGCCGCCTGACCATCAGGCGCGCGCGAGACCGCACCGCGGCGGACCCACGCGGACGCCACTCACGTAGTGTCGCCACAACGACACGTGTAGCAGGGGCCCCGCTTGGCCCCTATCCGCGAGGGGCCACCATGGCAAGGTTCAACCGCAAGGGCACCACCAAGATCTACTTTCTGCCGACCATCGCCTCGACAGCGCTGCTGCCGACGTCCGCAGAGATCACCGCAGGGACCAACTACACCCAGCAGATCAACGCGATCGACGGCTTCTCGCTGGAGAACCAGCCCATCGAGACGCCGGACATGGGCAGCACGTTCGTGAGCAAGATCGGCGGTGACGACTCGGCCGCCGACAGTTCGCTGACCTTCTACGAGGACAGCACCCTCGACGACATCGAGACCGACCTCGCCAAGGGCACCTCCGGCTTCGTCGTTCTCTTCAGCAAGGGCAACGCGCCGTCCACGAAGGGCATGGACGTCTTCCCGGTCACGGTCGTCAGCAACAGCAAGGCGTACACCGCCGACAACGAGGCCGCGAAGATCACCGTGCAGTTCACGATCACGGCCCGCCCGGTCTTCAACCAGACCGTCCCGTCGTCCTGACCCGTCACGCCCCATCCAGCCCCCGGCCGGGCCCCGGCGTACACGGGAAGGGTGCCGCCAGCCCCCGGCCGGGCCCCGGCGTACACGGGAAGGGTGCCGCCGGCGCCCGGCCGGGCCTTCCCCACGGAGACCCCCAATGACCGTCAGCAAGACCCCCGAGCAGCAGTGGGCCGCCACCCAGAAGCGCCTCGATGGACTCAAGCCCGCCGTCGCTCGCTTCACCATCTGCGACGACCTCGACCTCCGCTCCCGCCTCGCCCAGGCCAAGGAGGATGCCGCCGACGCCGAGAACCTGCTGCGCAACCTGACCGCCGACGACGCGCCGAACCGGATGCTGTACGAGCAGCGCGCCGAAACCGCCCGCACCGCGCTGGCCGAAGCGCAGAAGGCGTTCGACGCGAAGGCCGTCGTCCTGCGCTTCACCGCAATCCCCCGCCGGGAACTGGAGGAACTTCAGGCCAAGCACCCGGCCAGCGAGCAGGAAGAGTCCGAGGGCGCCGACTTCTCCATCAACACCTTCGCCCCCGCGCTGATCTCCGCCGCGTCACTGGACGGCATGCCCGTCGACTACGCCCAGCACTGCATGGACACCTGGTCCTCCGCCGACGCCCGCGGCCTGTGGCAGGCCGCCTGGAGCATCCAGCACGCTGCGCGGACCGACCTGGGAAAAGGCTGATCGATGACCCAGCGTTCCGCCTGGAGATGGAGCTGTGCGACCGCTGGGGCATCCCTCACAGCGTCTTCCGTGGCCACGGGGACGGCACCTGGACCGACCTCGACCGGCGCAAGGCCATCGCCTACGCCACCTACGCCCGCACGGTGTGCTCGCAGTGCGGCACCCGGGCCGAGGAGTGGGACGAAGCCACCGGGGGCGATGAGGACGCCTACACCGCCATCACTCACCGGTGCGTCGGCTGCCAGATCCTCGCCGACAAGCAGACCACCGTCCCCAACGGCGACGAGGGGCACGGCGTGAAGGTGCTGCTGATCCCCACCAGCGTCCACGCCGCCATCCAGATCGCCCGCGCCCACACCAGCCACCACTAGCCGCAGAAGGGAGGAGGGCCCGATGTCCCAGTGGAACCTGTCCGTACGCCTCACCGGCCAGGGCACCAGCCTGACCCGCACCCTGCGGGACGCCTCCCGTGAGGCCCGGGCCCTCTCCCGGGACATCAATGCCGCACGCCGCGACCTCAACCAACTCCAGCGGGCAGGCAGCCGGTCGATCCGGATTGGCGTACGCCTCGACGCGAACCGGCTGCGCGCCGATGTCCAGCGCGCCGTCCGCCAGGCCGGAACCGGCAGCGGCATCACCATCCCTCTGCGGGTCGATGGCAGTCGCCTGCGGGCCGACATCCGTCGGCACATCAGCGGAGCCGGAACAGGCCAGGGACTCAACATCCGGCTGGGGATCGACGCGACCCGGCTACGTCGCGACGTGCAGGGCGCACTCACCGCAGCCGGTGCGGGCCAGGGATTGAATGTCCGGCTCGGGATCGACGCGGCCAGCCTGCGGCGTGACGTACAGACAGCGCTGACGACCGCCGGAACAGGGCAAGGCATCCGTGTCCCGCTGAACGTGGACGCCGACCACCTGCGGGACGAGGTACAGGCGGCCCTCACCTCGGCCGGGGCTGGCCAAGGTCTGGGCGTGTCCCTGCACCTGACGGACACCATGCAGCTGCGCCGCGACGTCACGGCCGCGGTTCGCTGGGCCTCGATGGGCCACCGCATCGAAATCCCTCTGGTCCTGGGCAACCGCATGGGGCTGCGCCGAGACGTTTCGGATGCGGTGCGCTGGGCGTCGATGAATCAGACCATCACCGTGCGGGTCCGCGCCGACACCAGCGACCTCGGCGACCTGACCAACATCATCAACCAGCCCTCCGGCGGGGGAGGCGGCGGAGGCGCGGGCGGTGCTCTGCAAGGTCTGCTGATGCTCTCCCCGGCCGCGATCCCTCTGCTGGCGGGTCTGTCCGCGAACCTTGCCCCGCTCGCCGGGCAGTTCGCCGTCGGGGGCACGGCCGCTGCCGCGTTCGGGATCGCCCTGGCCGGGCAGATCGGGCCGCTCGGCGAGGTCGCCGACGCCGAGAAGAAATACCAGGACGCGATCACCGAGCACGGCCAGACCTCGAAAGAGGCGATGGAGGCCCAGCGCGCCTACCAGCAGCAGCTCACCAAGCTGCCGCCGGAGACACAGAAGGCCGCGATCGCCGTGTCGCAGCTGAAGAAGGACTTCACCGGCTGGTCCGACGACATGTCCGGGTTCACCATGGGCCCGGTCACCAAGGGCATCACCGTCCTCGACGAACTCATCCCGCGCCTCACACCGCACGTGAAGTCCGCCTCCACCGAACTGGACCGGCTCGTCACCGTCGCCGGAGGGGCCATCGAAACCCCGGGCTTCGACGCGATGGCCGACAAGTTCTCCGACTTCACCGACCGGCAGCTGGAAGAGATGACCGACGGCGTCATCCACTTCATGCGGCTCCTGTCCGAAGGGGAGGCCCCTGGTGGCGGGCCGATCTCCGAGTTCATGGCCTACGCCCGGGAGAACGGGCCCGAAGCACGCGAGGCCATCAGCGCGATCTCCGACGCCATCGTCACGCTTCTGCGGGGCGCGTCCGAAGCCGGGCCGAGCATGCTCACGCTGGTCACCGCCGTGGCCCGCCTGGTCGCCGCACTGCCCCCGGAGCTGGTGGGGATCATCATTCAGGTTGGCACCGCGCTGAAGTTGTTGCAGTTGTCCGGGGCGGGGATGGCCGCGCTCGCCGGGGGGCTCGGCCGGGTCCGCGCCCAGATCACCGGGCTGGCCACCGCGTCCGCGGCCG